CCCGGTCGTTGGCCTTGAGCTCGGGGCCGCCTCCTAGCCCCTCGAGCCGATGACGTGGCAGCCCGGCCCTGGCTAACGCTGGGGCCGGGCTCGCCGGTGGCATCAGCCGGGAGGAGGTGACGTGTGCAAGTTGAATTTGTCAGGGATTGGCGTTGGTTCCGACGCGGCCAGGCTGTTGAGATCGCCCGAGGTCGTGCCGATCTGCTCATCCGTCTCGGGCTGGCTCGCACGCTATCTGAAACGGCTTCTAGACCGGCAGAGGCACGAACAGCAACGGCAGAAGAAGCCCCCAAGAAAGCACGACGCAAGCGAGCAAAGCGGAGCAAAAAGTCATGAGATATAGAACGCTTCGCCGCCTGACTGATCCAAGCGTTGAGCCTGTCAGCCTCGCAGAGGCCAAGGCCCATCTACGGGTCGAGCATGACGCAGATGATGCGGTGATTGCTTACTGTATCGCCGCAAGCCGTGAGTGGGTCGAAGAGTACCTCGACGGCACGCTGATTCTGACCCAATGGGCCATGACGCTCGACTTATTCCCGCCGCATATCAACCTGGCGAAGCCGCCGATGGCGACGGCTGAAGGCTACACCGACGTGGTGCTGACCTACACGACAGACACCGAGGCCGTGGTGACGCTGCCAACGTCAGATTATCGCGTCGACCGGCACTCATGGCCGGGCGTTCTGCGTCCAAACTACGGCGACAGCTGGCCCGCGCACCTCGCTGATTACAACTCCATCACCGTGACGTGGTGGGCTGGCTTCGGTGCAACTGGTGCCGACGTGCCCCAGCGGATCAGGTCAGCGGTTCTGATGCTCTGCACGCATCTCTACGAGCAACGCTCGGCGGTTCTCGTCGGTCAGGGTGTGGTCAGCAAGCACATTGAGTACGGCGTGAGGTCGATGCTCGACGCTTCGCGATGGGGAGGCTACGCATGAGCTGGAACGGCAGAATCAACGTAGACGCTCTGGTGCATGATGAGGCCTCAAACGCGATCCGCGTGCTTGACGTGGAGAGCAGCTTCACTGTTGCCACCAAGACGGCCACAGTGACCGGCACGGCCACCGAGGAAGGCGTCAGCATCTCGCCCGACGACGAGCATGAGATCGCCTACACGGACGCAACCGGGGCCGTGGTGACGTTCTCCAGCGTGACCATGCTGCTAGTCAAAGGCACCGACGCTCTCACGGTGTCGGTCAATGGTGGCGTGGAATTCAAATCTGCCGCTGGGCAGTGTGCGTTGTCGGCGACTCCAGGCATGACGACCGAGACCATCAACATCACCGGCACGGGCACGTTTACGCTTCTGATTGTGGGGACATGAGATGCAGCCCGGCCTGTTGCGTGAGCGAGTGGAGCTCCAGAGAGCGGCGGAGACGCGGAACGCTCTCGGTGAGGTTACGCAGACGTGGCAGACCTACGCGACCCGCTATGCCAGCGTGCTGACGCTCAGGAGCCGCGAAGCGTTGAACGCCCAGCAGGCCGGGCTCTCTGTCACGCACAAGGTCAAACTCCGCCACATTGACGGCCTGAAGTCGTCAGACAGAATCCGCTGGCGAGGCCGCACGCTGGAGATTGTCAGCGTGCTGGAGTTTGAGCAGTTCACGGTCCATGAGCTTCTCTGTGAGGAGCAAGCCTAATGGCAAAAGAACTCGACGTTGACTTCAAGGCACCGATGCTCGCCGATTTGGCAAAAGAACTGCGAGCGAAGCTCGGCAGCGGCCAGCAGGCTGACAACATTTTCACGCGGCACATGGTTGCAGCGATAAAAGCTGCCATGAAGCCGGGCGTGCAGTTGTTGAAAAACGAGACACCGAGAGGCCCGACAGGCAACCTCAAGCGGTCTGTCAAGCAAGTCGCCAAGATGTACCGCAAGGATCGCGTCTGGTTTGGTGCGGTTGGCTATTCCGCAGATGGTAAAGCCAAAACAAAAATAAACAAAAGCGGCAGGAGAACTGGCTCTGATCTTGGCTATCACCAAGGATTGGTCGAGGCTGGCACTGGCAGGCGCGTTCTAGGCAAGCATACTGGGCAGAACCCAACAAGAATTGCGTCCAGTATCAGCGGAGTCAGCTCGCTTTCTATCAAAAACACAAAAGGCGGGATGCTCAGGACCAGCCCTAAGCCGAACAAGGGGTTTTTCACAAGGGCGAAGGCTGGAAGCACTGTTGTGCTCGCGCCAATGAAAGGCGAGGGAAACATCCCTAAAGTCGCAAGCATGGCAGACGATTTCATGGAGTCTGCTTTGCGTCGTGACATGGTAGACAGAGTTGAGAAGGCCTGGAAAAACCTCGACTACTTGAACAACCGCCACAATAAATGAAATACCCTGAGCAAGTCATCTGCCGTGCCCTCTCCGCGACTCCCGCAGTGGCTCGCCATCTGGGGTTTCGCCTATTCCCGATGATCGTGCCAACGTCAGCCCCTTTGCCGTTCGGCACTTACCAGCGGTCTGGCGTGCAGCGAGAGCAGACCATCGGGCTGCCGCCTGGGGTGCCGAAGGTAAACCTAGACATCAACCTTTACGCCGCGAGCTATGCCGTCATCCGCGAACTGGCTGACGCCTGCCGTGAGCGACTCGACCATTTAGACATCACCTCGCAAGGCGTCTCGGTTTCGAATGTTACAATCGAGGATGAGAGCGAGGACATCGTGCAACTGGAAGGCGGCGACCTTCCGCCTGCGTGGCAGGTAACTTTCCGGCTTTCCGTACAGTGGAGTGAAGCATAATGCCAGCACCAGCGACCGCGTCAAATATGACGATCAGTCTGCCGGGGAATATTACCTCGTCGGACGTTTTCAGTTTTTCAATCAGCACCTCTGGCGGCGATACCATCGACGTGACACCGCTGACCCAGAACGGCGGCAGCCGTGCCTACGTCGGCACGCCTATGGGCAACACCATCGAGGCCAGCGTGAGCTATTTCGGCAGCGGCACGCCTTCCGTGGGCGATGTTGGAAACGTGACAATCGGCGACATCACCTTTTACGGCGTTTGCACGTCAGCATCAGGGACCGCAGCAGTCAATGACGTGGCCCGGTTCGACGCGACCTACCAGCAGATTTCAGCCTCCTAGGGGAATAATAAATGGCAACCAGTTCACACACGACGACCGTGACGGCCCCCGGAATCTCTGGCGGCCTGATCACCAATGTGCAGGTCAGCCAGAGCGGCGACGACGTTCTCGACGCCTCGCATCTCGGCCAGGCCGATGGCTCGGCAGCCCTTCGCTACGCTTCGCCGTTTGAAGGCACCACCGAGGTTTCGATCAGTTACATCGGCGACTCAATCCCAACAGCGGGCGACACCGGAGCGGTGACTGTCAGCGGTGCCATCAGCGTCTCGCTGGCAAATGCGATCTGCACGAGCAGCTCGATTACCGGCTCGGCTGGCGAACTCATCACGGCAGACGCGACCTTCCAGGCTATCAGCTAGCGGGGGGTGCCGCATGGCTGGAGTTGCTTACGGTGTCACGGTAACGCTGCCAAGCGGCAGCCTGTCTGAAGTCTCGTCGATACGGGCGAGCAAGGGCGGGCTCTCGATTGGGGTGAATAACACTTACAACCCCAATGCTGGCACGTTGACCCTGACGAGTTATGACGACCCGCAGGCAACTATCGGCGTGCGTGGTGCGGTCAGTGTATCGGGGCAAAATATCAACTTCACTTTTCCGCGAGCTTATGTGCAGTCAGTTGACACTTCGGCTAATACTAGAGGGGTCGTAACTTACACGACCACCGTTCGCCTCATTGACATAGGGAGCTAGTAGATGTCGGAACTGCTGAACAAGATTAAAGCCGCTGACAAGAAGAACCTTCTGCCGGTAGAAGTGCCAGAGTGGGGCTTGACTGTTTACATCAAACAGCTGACCGTTGGCGAGCGTGACAGCTTTGAGGCTGAAGCCTTCGCGGCCCGCAAGGGTGATGGCTTGATGGACAACCCCCGCAGCAAGTTCCTCGTGCGGACGCTGTGCGATGAGAACGGCGAGACGCTTTGCAAGCCAGAGGAGTTTGCCGAGTTGGCTGGACTGAGCAGCAAGCCAATGGAGCGGCTGTTTGAAAAGGCACAAGACCACAACAGTCTGACTGATAAGGATGTAGAAGAGCTGGGAAAGGGCTGAAGGCGAGACCGGTAAGGCTTTTCCTTTTCCGACTCGCCGGGCACCTCAAAAAAACTGTAGCAGAGATCGAGGCTACGATGACCAGCCGCGAGCTCGCAGAATGGATGGCGTTTGATTTGTACCACCAACCGCTGGACAACTCGTGGCGACAGGCGGGCATCGTTGCTTCGGCAGCGTTGGCACCGCACTGCAAGCGTGGAAAGGCACCGGCCCCTGATGACTTTGTGCCGAAGGCCCGTCTGCCGCAGACTCCCGAGGAAATGGCCGCCGAGCTCGGCAAGCTCAAACTGCTGACGGGGGGTAAGTAATGGCAACCAGCGTCGGCCTCAACTTCAGACTGACTGCCGCCGTCGATAAGTTCGAGGCGGGGATGCGAGACGTTGAAAAGCGTCTGAACGGCATCGAGCGGAGCAGCAAGCAGACTGCTAGCGGAATGAAGATTCTGGCTAGCATTGAGGTGGGAAAGATTTTGGTTGGCGGGCTTACAAAGGTCTTCAACGTCATCAGCTCAGGCGTCTCAAGCGTGACGCAGTTTGCATCGCAGGCCGCTGCTGCCGCCGATGCCATCGGCAAGCTGTCGACTATGACAGGCATGGCCGAGGAGCCTCTGCAAGTATTCACGCAGATGGCGGCCTATGGTGGTGTGAGTTCGACGCAATTCGGTGACGCACTCCAGAAGATGAGCCGAGGGATGGGCGAGGCTGCGAATGGCACGGGCACTGCCAAGCGTGCTATCGAAAGCATGGGCCTCAGCGTCAATGACCTGCTAAAGATGAGCCCAAGCCAGCAGTTCATGGCACTCGGGACAGCGATCCAAGGGATCGAAGATCCGGCAAAGCGTTCTGCTGCTGCTGCTGACATTTTTGGGCGAAGCGGCACTAAGTTGATTCCGATGTTTGAGAACCTGGAAGGCAACGCCAAAGCGACGGCAAAGGAGATGCTTGAGCTTGGGCAGATTCTCAGCCGCGACCAGGTCAACAACATCGAGGCCATGAATGACTCGTTTGAGAAGGTAAAGAAAACGGCTTTCTCTATCGGTTCGCAGGTGGTCGCCAACTTTGCCCCAGCTCTAACAGAAGCCAATAACGCCCTGATGGAAATGGTCAAGAGCTTTGAGTATGAAGGGGCGACTGGCGGCCAGGGGGTGGCAAAGCTGTTGACAGATGGGCTGTTCGCTGGTGCTCGTGCTGTTGCAGAAGCACTCGATAGTTTTTTGGGAAATTTTGACAACGTCGTCAACACACTTATTCAGGCACTTGCAAAACTGCTGGCTGCCCTTGAGATCGCTGCTGCTCCATTCGTTGGCGGTGATAGTGCTGCCAGACTTGGTGCATTTGCGTCGCAGCTTGAGCGGGTCACTGCAAGCTCAAATGGCTTTGATGTCTCGCTTGTTTCGCTTGTCGACGGAGCCAAAAGGCTCTACGACAATGCAACCTCTGCGGCCGATGGGGTCGCTGGGCTTACGAAAGAAGTTCAAAGCACGCCGAGCAAGTTGCAGCTGCTTTCCAAACAGGCTGAAGCATCATCTTCTGCTGTTGGTCGTCTTGAGCAGGCTGCGCCCGGCTTTGTCAGCAAGGCTGTGGAATTTGGCGGCAAGTTGTTTGACGCTGGCAAGAGTCTTGCGACATGGGGAAACCAAGTTCTTGATCAGTCTGCCGCAGGCAAGGATTTAGCCTACGAACACAGAGGACTAGTGCGTGCAGGCGTTGTAACTCAGGACGCGCTTGATGCTCTTGCTTTCGC